ACGATAACCCAGCTTGATGAGCTGAATAAGGTTGGCTTGACGGTCGGTGTCAGCGCAGAGGAAACTACAAACTCAATTAATAAAATGACTGTTGCTTTCGACCAGCTCAGGGAAGCCAATGGTCCGTTGTACGAAGTGCTGAAGAAAACTCCAGACGCGATGGCTCGCATAAGCAACGCAAAAGACGCAACAGCGGCAGTCGATGAGTTGGCCAAACACTTTGCGTCTCTTGGTAGTGAATTTGAAAAGAACGCTTTTCTTCGTGCGGCATTCGGTCGTGGCGGTATTCCTTTTGGTCGCGTACTCCAGTCCGTGGCAGATGCCGGCGGTCTGCGTCAGATGGAAGAAGATGCAAAAAGAACAGGCAAGGCCATAGACGAGTCGGTAGTTAAAGCCGTTGACGACTTGGATGACGAATTAAAACTTTTGAAAAAGACCGCAGATGATTTGTGGGGCGAAACTTGGGGAAGACTTATTTTGCAAGCGCAGAAGAATGCAGTGCAGATGGACATTGCTATTGCGCAGGATACAAAAACTATTCAGGAAGCTTTTATATCCGCAAAGCAATATGTGCTTGATTTTTTCAATACCCTTGCAGAGCAAAAAGCGGCTGCAAAGAATGACCAAGTTACCTTGCCGCAGCTGGTGGTCCCACCACGAGGACCGACGCCGTTGCTTCCTCCGGCGCCTAAGCCGACGCAGGGAGCACAACCAGATATTCTTGCGCAGTTGACCGGGGAAGCGGCTCCGCTACCACCTTCCAAACCTGAGACATTGACGTTGACCCTTGACCAGCGTATCAAAAAATTAAGAGACTACATTGCTGTTATGGGCGACGTTGTATCAGCAACGAAGAAGTGGGAGTTGAGCGAGCTTACTTTGGAGAAGGCTGTTAAAGATCAGTCGATCACGGAGGAAGATGCAAATAGGAAAAGAACCGTCGAGACGATAGAACTACAGATAGAAACTCTTCAGAAACAGATAACAGCCATGGGCGGGGCGGCCGACAAAGCCGACCTACTTTTTCTAGAAGAGCTAAAACTTCAGAAAGCCAGAGCGCAAGGAAATATCACGGCAAAGCAGCGCGCTGATACGGAAAAGTACAACGCCGATCAGCTTGAGCTATCTCGTTTGGCTACCAAGGAAGCGGCGGGAGTTATCACAGAAGAGGAACTTGCGCATAAGGAATTGTTGGCTATCAAGTTGCAAGCTCGGCGAGAGGGACAGAATGACATTGATCTGACCAATGCTGAAATCCTAGCGCACAATCGAGCGAAGGAAGCTATTGAGGCGCGCACCGCCGCCTTATCCAAGCTGCCACAGGCTGCTCGGTATGCTCAGGATTCCATGAATGGATTTAAACAAGCCGATCAATTCCTTGTATCGTTTGCCGGCAACTTTGAAAATACATTTGCCGACATTGCGTCAGGTACCAAGACGGCAGCGCAAGCATTCAAGGAATTGGCTGACAGTATCATCCGAGACCTTATAAGAATAACTATTCGCATGACTGTTACCGGCCCATTGCTGGCAAACATTTCATCCTTGTTTAGTCCAGCTGGTGTGGCAGGTGCAGCCGGCGGAGGCACAAACTTTCTGTCAGGTTTGTTTGGTGGCGCGCGAGCGGGAGGCGGTCCGGTCAGTTCGGGTAAGGCCTACTTGGTCGGCGAAAATGGGCCTGAGATATTTGTGCCACAATCGGCTGGTCACATATCTCCGAATAGCATGACCACCACCGGCAGGTCTGGTGGAGGTCAGACGGTTGAGATTAATAATTATGTTTCAGCTGAGACTGAAACTCGTCAGCAAAAGCGTAATGACCCCGGTGGGGGTGAACGAGTTGTCATTGACATTATTAAGAAAGCTCAAGCGCGTGGTGACTTTGACGATGTGAACAGAGGACGGTTCGGTGCACGACCCGTTAAAGTCCGATGACAGCTGCATGGCCATCCACTCTTCCGCAATGCCCCATCCTTCAAAGTTTTTCTGAAGAAAGGCAGCTTAATACTATTGCCTTTAATCCTGATGTCGGTACGCCGAAAACGCGCCGGCGAAGCACTGCAGTCTCGACCCTTACCGGTGTCGGATTTAAATTTACCACGGCCCAGCGAGCGACCTTCAATACATTTTTTGAAACTACTTTGGCTGATGGTACTTTGCCTTTTACATGGGCGCATCCGATTACCAAGGTCAGTTATACATGGATGTTTAAACCGAATGAGGTTCCAAAATTAGAACGGATGACGCCGAGCACCTTTAGAGCAACTTTTAGTTTATTGAGATTGCCCTGATGAGAAATATAACTTTATCATTTAGACAAGCTGCCGAATCAAACTTCGCTGACGAAGTCGACCTTTGCTTTTTGACCATAAGCCATCCAACTCTTATCGATCCCATTCGCATTGTGTGGGATACAAAAGATTTTATTTACGGCGGCAATACCTATATTGGTTTCCCGTTTGATATAACTTTGCTTTCCGATGACGAGCAGCCTCCGCAGGCAAAGCTTACAATTCAAAATGTCAGTCCGAAGATTGGCGACTCATTGCGGACATTGCGTTCGCCGTTGCGTCTTAAAATTGAATTGCTTTCGTCATCAGATTTTATTCTATCGGCTGACCCTCGCGTTGAGGTAGGGTCGCCGGCGCCGACAGTGGTCTATAGAGCCGACAAATTGTTTTTGGTTAATGTCAGTGTTAACGTGCTTGAAATAACGGCTACTATTCAGGGCTGGGATTATCTGCAAAGGGTGTGGCCCGGTCAGCGAGCGCAGCAATCAAACTTCCCCGGGCTTTTCCGATGACAAAGTGGTCAGAAAAATATGTAGGTTTGCCTTTCGTGGATGGGGGCCGCGACTGGGCTGGGGTCGATTGTTGGGGGCTTGTACGGCTTGTCTATAAGCATGAGCGGGGTATAGACCTGCCGACCTATGGGGACATACCGGCATCGCAATTGATTGCTATTGCATACAAGGTTAAGGAAGAGACCGCGAAGGAACCTTGGCATCCAGCTATCCAGCCGCAGGCATTAGATATGGCTGTTATGTATAGTAGGCATGCCCCAATTCATGTTGGGGTTATGGTTGATGATACTTTCGTGCTGCATATCGAAAAAGGGATCAATGCCGTCTTGATTAATAAAAATCATCCGACGGTATTCTTCCGGTCGATTGGCTTCTTCAGACATACGGAACTTTTAAATGTCGCGGCGTGAAGTCATCCCAGTTGCTTATCGCGAACCGTTTGCGGTTGGGGCAACACCTTACACAGACTTGCGCCATGAAGGCGAAACTATTCTTGATATTGTGCGCAGCGTACCTAATTTGCCGCGTGAATTTTTGGCACGCGGTATTGTTTGCATTAATGGGGAAATGGTCCCGCGCCAATTGTGGAGTTATGTGCGGCCAAAGGTGCGAGACGACCTACCAATTATTGTTACATTGCATTGGCCTTTGGGAAATGGTGGGCAGAATGGCAAGTCCATCATCGGCTTGGTGGCAGCTATTGCTCTACTTGTCGTGGCGACCGCCATCACAGGTGGCGCCGCGGCCGTATTTACTGGGTTTGGTGAAGCGGGTTTGTTTGCGGCCGGGTCGACCAGCGCCACGCTGTTAGCTGGCGCAGTCAGCATTGCTGGCGCATTGGCAATAAGCGCCTTGACGGCACCGCCGACCTCGGACATCGCTTCTGGCGCAGGTGAAACAAGTTCAGATAATCGCGAGTCTTCTTCTGCTTCTGCAAACCTGATTAATCCGGGCGGCGCTATCCCGCGCGTGTTGGGTACGCGCAAAATATTTCCACCATTTGCTACCGAGCCAGTTGTTGAACTTGTTGATGATGACGAAATAGTTGAAGCGCTTTTGGTGTTGAATGGTCCGCATTTGATTGAGGACATTCGCGTTGACGGTGTGCCGATTGCAGAAGCTGAAGACGTGGAATTTGAAACGCGCGAGGGATGGATAACAGACGACCCGCTTGAGCTTGTTATGCGGCAGGGTAAAACTACGACGCCACAGATTACAATGTCGCAGCATACGTTGAAGTCAGACAACGTGTCGTTGGCGCATCCATCATTGCCTGAAAGTGACTTGCCGGTCTGGCATGGTGTTTCTGCTAAAAATTCCCCTGACGAAATATGGTTTCATTTTGCATTGCCCGGAGGCTTGGCTATTGCCGGTAATAGTCGCATGCAAATTCCATTGCGCATTCGTATGCGCAAACGTGGCAGCAGCACTTGGATCAATCTGCCAGAAATTCATTATGCCGGTGATACAGTTTCTCAATTGCGCTTTGCTATTTTGTTTAAGTGGCAAACGGCAGCAGACCCAATTGAGACTGTGCCTAACGACAACGGGTTTGTGTATGCACATCGGGCACCACCAGCTTCGGTAGCAGCGCCAGCGACCCCTACAGAAAGGCAATGGACCGCCGATAGTTATTTTGATGATGGTGCTGGCAATGATTACTTTTCCAACGGCAATGAAAGCTCTTCTCGTCTCCGCAACCTAAACTTGTTTCGCAATCGCGCAGAGTTTTATTTGACCGAGGCTTCATTCCCGAAAGGGATTTATGAATTTGAAGTCAAACGCGGCACAGCTATAGGTCCAAGTTCTTTTACTAGAACGTCTTATAGTTATGTTGCAACCACACACGATTTCTTTTGGTACTATAACTCTGGCACAACGCCATCAATCATAGCCAACAGGACCAACGTTTCGGACCGCTTGGTTTTCCTGCGCGTGATTTCTATCTGGAATGAGTATCCGGTGCCTGCCAGTGGCTATGCTTACATTGCCTTGAAGGCGACCAACAGACAGATCCAAAGGATTTCTACAATAGCCTCCGGGTACGTGCGTGATTGGGATGGCACTGGATGGAATACATGGATAACGACTTCGGATCCCGCGCCACATTATGTGGACGTGCTTTCAGGCGCACAAAATTTGGATCCGTTGCCTCCTGATTTACGTGACGACACAGGTATACGCGCATGGCGTACACTTTGCATTGCCAATGGATGGACGTGCGACGCAATTATTGACGACATGCGGACGCAGGACGTGCTTTCTCTGTTGGCAGCTTGTGCGTATGCTAAGCCATATCAGTCAGACCAATATGGCGTGACGGTAGATAATGATCGTAGCGCCGATACCCCCGTACAGGTTTTCTCCCGGCTTAATACGAACAACATGCGCTACGATTGCGCGTTTGTAAGACCGCCGGAAGGCTTCATTGTCACGTATAGAAATAATATTGAAGACGATGACCGTGCGCAGGCCATTGTTTATCAACGCGATACCAGTTTGTCGACCACTGGATTGTTTGAAAGCATTTCATATGAGGGCATAGTTGACGAGGACAAGGTAATTGCACGCGCGCAGTTTGATCTTGACCAGTCAAACCTACGAGCCACGTTTTATACATTTGATACAGACATTGAAAATATAGTCTGCCGGCGTGGCAGCTTGGTCGGCATCCAGCATGACATTCTGACCTCGCGCATGGGCGACGGGCGCATAGTTAGTAAGACGACTGGCAACAGCCCGGTGCAAATTACTTCCATCACACTTGATTCGCAGGTTCCGATTGTCAATGAACTTAATATGCATAGCGTCGCCAATATGCATACTGTGGCAGACATGCATCTGGTCGGCGTGACAACAGGTGTGGCCATCCGGCGCAATGACGGTACGACCTCAACTCATCTACTTAGCAATGTCACCGGCGATGCCTCGACTTTGACGTTTGCCAATCCATTCACAGACCCCGGCACTATAGTTGGTTTTTCAGAAACCAATTACGAATATGGATGTATGGTAGTGGTGGGTGACCTGCAAAGCGAATATAAACGGATGCTGGTGCTGTCGATTGCACCGCAGTCGGATTTAAAGGCTAACATGGTCTTGACAGATGAAGCTCCTTCGCTTGTGCGGTTCTCTGGCAATGCCTTACTGCTGGCTATGGATGGGCTAACACAGCTTAAAAATATGGAAGGCGGCTCCGATGCCTTGGAGGCAATGTCATGATCTTTAGCGACTTTACCGAAAGCACGCTGCCGGTAACGACCGACTTGCTTGTCGGTTATGCGACTGGTGGTGGTGCTGGTTCAGACCGCCGCTATCAAATAGGCAATCTGTATAAAGCAATTCAGACGCTTACAGT